GTGCCGGTGTCCAGCGTTGCCTCGACGCCGTCATCGGCCAAAGCCTCGCCCGGATTGAAATTGAAGAAATCAGAGACGCGGGATCCGAACAGTGTTGATGGCCGGCTCTTGGTGCCGCCAAAGAACAGGCGACCCTCGTGGAACGTCACGCTGCGCGGATAGCCGCGCGTAGCTGACCAGACCTCTTCATAGCCGTGTTCACTGTTCCAGTCGCCTGCCACAATGGCGTTGGTGTCAAAGAACGGGATATCTACATATGCTTTCACGCTTGTGGCGCTGACAAATTCAACGATCCTAGCCCGGCCAAATCCATTTGCAGCGGTAACGTATTCTCCGACAGCGGCAGAACTGAACGCTTTAATTTCGTAGTTTGATGTTGCATCGGGCGCAGTGTCCCACGCCGGGTAGACGGTCGCCACCTTAGTCGATGCGACGTAGTCCTCGACGTGGCGCTTCTGCCCGGATCCTGTGCCGGCGGTGATCTCAATGAACATGCCATTCGGCTGGTCGTCAGCGCCAAAGCTGCTGGCCGCCTTCAGCGTGATCGTGTCAGCGCCGCCAGCTTGCGCCGACCCTGTGTCGGTGGTGACAGACGACGCGGTGATGGTGATGTTGCCGCTCACAGCAGACGGTGTGATGGTGTATTGTGGGCTGTGGACATCAAACTCAAACGCATACAGTGGCACATGATCAAATTCGATGACGCTGGCGGTCCAGTCGCTGTCTGTAGCGCCGCGCACGATCTTGGTCGGCGGCAGATCCTCGTGGACCACAATCACCGTGTCCGCGCTCTGCACCCAATTCATCTCAGGTAGAATAGAGGATGTCAGGCTGGCGACCGTCAGGTAGTCGTTGCCGCTGCCATTGATGTCGGTGATCAGCGCGCCATCCTTGAAGACGTACATTTTGCCGGGCGTGAAGACCAGCATGTAGCTGTCATTGACGCTAAATTCAAAGCCAACCATCCGCACAGCATTGGCAGCGCCACTGTCCAGCTCTGCGATAAACTTGGTGCCGTCTCGGCGCTTTGCACCGCCCTGCGGCTGGATGCTGACGTTGCGCGCTGTGGTCAGGCCAGACTTATACTGCGCGATGTCAGTACGCGCGCGCAGCTTCGGGTCTAGCTCACCGCTGGTGAAATCATTCTGGATCTGAATGATGCGGCTCATGCTAGTACCTGATATCGGCTATGGGGAACTCTTGGATGTTTTGCGATGGCTGGCTTGCGCCGTCGATGTTGATAGCAACGCGCATCAGGCCACCGCGCATATTCTCGGCGGGTGAGCCGTATGCCTTGCCGTGATAATATTCTGCCTTGGTAATCTGGTCAGTGATCGGCTCCGCAAACTCTGCCGCCAATGCAGTGCGCAACAGTCGCACAAAATATGGCGGGAAGATGGCAGGCTCCGGGCGGTACTGGTAATCGATCCACACCTCTTCTAGATTGGTGTAGACGCCGCCGGCATAGATCTCAAAGTCGCGCACAGGGCGGCCACCAACAGAGCTGGTATTGAACACGGCGCGCGGATTGCCGAGGATGTCGCCCGGCAGTTGATACTTGTATTTCCATTCATTGATTGGCGTGTCAACAAGCTGTGCCAGCTTCACCTTCTTCAGCGTCCAGCTAAATGGATACTGCATCAGCAAGGTGTCGCGCACATCATCATAGAGGCGATCAGCAACCTGAGCCTCGTCTGTGCCGGTAGCAAATGAAGAAAGCGGAGTAGCGCCTAACATAATCAGGGCGTCTGAGCAGATTGATAGTTTGGTATCGCCAGCCGCCATAGCACTACTCCAAAAAGGTAAAGGGGGGCAGCCGAAGCTGCCCCACTAGATTAGTCACCGTCGGTAACAATGCCGATGGTCTGACCGTTGGACACGTCAACAACGCCCGATGCATTCGACAGAACGATGTGCATCGTAACGGTGCGGGTGCCGCCAGTAGCGCCGTGAACAATGATCATGTCGCCGACCTTCAGAGTGTCGGACAGATCATTGAAGTAGCCGCTGGTGTCAACGTCAGTAGCCGCCTCGGTGGTGGTGTAAACGTACAGGGCCGGCGTGTTGCCTGCCTTGGACTGGCCACCAAGAGGAGTGAAGTCAGCAAGTACGAAAGCCATTGTCTATACCCCTCTCTACTCGGTTGCGGAGATCTTGACGATCCCCTCATCATCGATTGCAATAGCGCCAGCCGAGAACATCGAAGATACGAGGAACGACGTTTTTTCAGGAACGTAGTTGATCTCACTCTTCTGGTTCATGCCGATGCCAAGCCCGATTGCATCGCGGTGGAATGCGAAGCAGGTGCGGGTCGATGGGAGCGGCAGGCCACCCTCGTCACGATCACCAAGGGTGATGAACTTGAAGCCGAGGAACGTGTCGATCTCGCCAGTGCTGAGAGCCTTCACAGTAGCGAAGTCGCTGCTGGTCAGCTCAGTCTCGTCGAGAAGCGCAGACAGGCCATTCGCATGAATGATCATGCAGCGACCTTCAGACGGTACGTTGTTGGTGTCCAGAGCCTTCTTGGCTGCAAGCAGCTTTGCAAGGTTCATGTTGGAGCCACTGCCGCCAATGTCGGTGCCGACAGTGGATGGCGACGACGCGGCGTTCAGCGCGTCAATGACGAGCTGGTCCATACGACGACCAATAGCATTACCGACAACCTGAACAAGCTCACGGCGCTCGTCGAAGTTGACCTTCTGCTGGTTGAAGATGTCGCTGTATTCAGCAGCGATGTAGTCAGACATCGTTGCAGTGACCTGCGAATAGGTCACGTTCAGCGGAGTTACATCGGTCTGTGGAACCCGCACGGTGGCAACGCCTTTACCGATCTTCGGGAACTTGACCTGATTGCCTTCGACATTTGTCCGCTCACGGGTGATGCCAGCCAGAGCGCGTGCGCCCTGATATGCCTGCTTCACCTCGGCATCGAACAACTGAACGAAAGCGTTGGAAATGCCTACAGCCATTTCTCAGTCCTTCCATTTCAAAAGTTAACACTGGTTCGCCAAGCAGGTATCCATATTGGGCTGCGACTTGGGCATGTGCGCCACGCCCCCAAGCGGGGTTGACAGGTCGAAGACGATTGTCTGTCAAGGGGATTATAGGCAAAAAAGCGGGGGCTGTAAACGCCCCCGCCTCAAAGTCACATTGCGGTGTAGTCCGCAGTCCCATAGACCTGCTCAAAAGCCTTTTCGACTTTTGCGCGGAATGCCGGGTCGCTCTGATATTCAGGCTTGGCAACCATAGCCGACAGCTCTTCCTTGGATGGCGCGCCATCGACGGGGCCGACATCTACCGGGATCGGCTTGTCGCCGTAGTAGCTGCGCACCTTTTGCAGGGCTCGCATGCCTTGCGCTGTGCCGGCCATAATCTTGAACTCTTCAAAATCATCGCCGCCCCAGACGCCCTTGTTGACCAAGCTCTGCGCCCACGTCGTCATCGACTTGATGGTGGCATCAGCATTCGGGCCTAGCTTTTCATATTCCTCTTTGTGAGAAATCGCAGCTTGTTCGCTTTCCGCGCCAGCCATTTCGATGAACTTGCCAGCCAGCTCGTTAAATGCCGCCTGACTAACGCCGTGCGTCTTCGCCCAGTCACGATAAGTGGCATACAGCTCATCGTCCTCAGGAATGCCAGCTTCAGTAAAGATAGACTGATCATATTCATCTGGAACCTTATGCTGGCCCTGAGAAAACTTTTTCTGAAGCTCGTTGTAAGACTTGACCAGATTTTCAAGGTCCGGGCCTTCATCCTCATTCCAGAACTTATCCGGGTACCACTCTGGCCGCTCAAAGGCGATTTCTTCATCCTCTGACGCCAGTGTGACGCTATCAACCGATGGCTCGGTGTCTGGTTGCAAGTGTGAAATAGACTGCTCTTCTGCTTGCTGCTGGTTGTCGTCGCCTTCAACTTTGGCATCGGCCAACAGCCCTTCAGTTTCGCTCATAGCTCTCTCGCTCTTTTGATACGCCGCTCGATTTCGCGGACCAGACTGTTCTGGCCCTCTCTAGCATAGCCGTGGCTGGCATCCTCGCCCGGATACCAAGTCGGCTGCTCTATCGTCAGTGACCGCAGATGGGTGAGCAGCTTTTGCCCATCCTCACTGCCGAAGACCCGCAGATAAAGACGATCAACGTCATCCTTATCCACCTGTTGTTTGTGCGCGATCTCAGGGTCTGCGGTTTGCAGACCTTCCCAACCGTCTGGGTTCATTGATTACATTCCTTCTGGTGCTGGTGCCGGCGCTTGGCCCTGAGCCTCTGCCTGTGCTTGCGCCTGCATCATTGC